TGCCTATAAGTCTTATGATGTAACTAACACAGAACCTATAACCGTTGCTGATATAGAAAGCGTAATTAAATCCCTATTTGCCGATACAACAGAACCGCTAACCTCTGCTGAAACCGAGTCTACTCAGGTTAACTTTAACTCTAATATAACTGAGCCAACCACTTTATCTGAATCTGAATCAACCCAAGCTAACTTTAACGCCAGCAATACAGAGCCGACTACATTAGCAGATCAAAATGATGCTATTAAAACCCTAGTTTCTGCCATAATCGAAGCCCTTAACAATGGAGACATATCTGACGCAACTAGAATTGTTGTGGGCGACTTAACCGAAAACTTTACAATCGCTGATTTTATAACCGTTCAAGCCAACTTTAATAGCCAAATAGTTGAAAATCTGCTAATATTGGATTTACCAATTGGACGTGGTTGGTTTGCAATTGTTGACGACCAGACTGTTGTTTGGAACTCTGTAGATAATGGGCAAACTTCAACTTGGGCATCTGTAAATAATGGACAAACGGCAACGTGGTCTTCAGTAAACAACGGACAAACAGTAACGTGGCAAAATATTGGGGACGACCAAAACCCAAATTGGCAGCGTATAAATAATACGCAAGAATAAAGGATAAACATGGCATCTACTTACTCACCATCGTTAAAACTAGAGCTTATTGGTAATGGCGATCAGTCTGGTACTTGGGGTACTACAACCAATAATAATCTTGGTACATTGCTAGAACAAGCTATTACTGGCGTTCAGGCTATTACAATGAACAACGCCGACTACGTACTAACTAATTTAAATGGCACGTCAGATGAGGCAAGAAATGCTATTTTAGTGGTAAGTGGTACAAACTCAGCCATTCGCCAAATAGTTGCTCCCCTAGTAAATAAACTATACGTTATAACCAATAACACTTCTGGTGGATATGCTATTACTATTGGCGGCGTTTCTGGTGCTTTGATTTCAATTCCAAACGGCGTTACTGCACAAGTCTACTGCGATGGCACAAACTTTTACTCTGCCCAGACTGGCTCTGCGGGCAACTTTACAGTCAATGGTACATTAACTGCTACTGGTTTAACAGACACTGGCAATATGAGTGTTGGTGGTAATTTAGCTGTAACAGGAACCACAACATTTACAGGTATCCCATCAGGCCCAACTGCAGCTGCTGGAACTAATACAACCCAACTAGCAACGACAGCTTTTGTTACGCAAAATGCGGTTCAAACTGGCACTATTAATATGTGGCCCACGTCTTCGGCTCCAACTGGGTACTTACTTTGTGATGGCGCTGCAGTTTCTCGTACTACCTATGCTGCATTATTTGGTGTAGTCAGCACAACATTTGGTGTTGGTGATGGTTCTACTACGTTTAATTTACCAAACTACACAAACCGCATGCCTTACGGTACGACTATTGGAGCAACGGGTGGTAGCGCTACTACAACTATAGCTAAAGCCAACCTACCTGATTACAACTTAAATGTAACTGACCCTGGTCACGTACATAGCATACAATCAGAAGTTATTACTGCAGCGGCAGGCCCATATACTATTCCATTCCAAGGGCGAGCGCAAAGTATGAACACCAACTCTGCTGTTACAGGAATTACTGTTGCATTAGGGGGTTCTGGTACAGCATTAAATATTTTACCGCCTTATTTAGGTATTAACTTTATTATCAAGACTTAAGGATAAATCATGGGTCAACTTACAATTTCTGGAAGTACAAGCGGTACGTTAACTTTAGCGGCACCTGCTGTTGCTGGTACACCAACCATTACTTTTCCAACAGTTTCTGGTAATGCTCTAGCTTCTACAGCGGTATCTGCATCAACTACAAACACAGTAACTAATAAAATTGCTATTAATATTGGCGGTACCGTCTACTATCTTTTAGCTTCTACATCGGGAACCTAATATGGCAACTACATTAAACGCAGGAACTACATCGGCAACAGGGCTAACTGTAACGGCAGACGTTTCTGGGGCAATGGCTATTCAGACTAGTGGCACAACTGCAATTTCTATTAGTTCTGCACAGGTTGTTTCTTTAACTAATGCTTTGTTGCCCGCTTCTGGCGGTACAGGAATTACGTCTTTGGGTACTGGAGTAGCAACATTTTTAGGTACACCAAGCTCCGCTAATTTAGCTGCAGCTTTAACAGATGAGACAGGCACAGGCTCCGCAGTATTTGGCACAGCACCAACAATTTCGTCCCCAACTTTTACTGGAACGCCAATAGCTCCAACAGCGGCGGCGGGGACAAATACAACCCAGATTGCTACAACCGCTTTTGCTACTACTGCAATTACAGCGGTAATTCCTGCTGGTTCAGTAATGCTATTTTATCAAGCTGCTGCGCCTACTGGCTGGACACAAGTAACGACCCTTAATGACTACGACTTGCGTTTAGTCTCTGGTACTGGTGGTGGAACAGGTGGTACAACAGCTTATTCAACTGTATTTGCAAACCAAACACCAACTATTACAGTAAGTGGCGGTTCGGTGAGCGCAACAACTCTAACAACAGCACAAATGCCAAGTCATACTCATCTATCATTTAATCCTAACGGAAGCGGTGGCGGTGGTTACAGTAAAGTGTCCGATATTTGTGGAGGTCCATACTGGGGGTCAAATAATGTTGCTACCGATGCAACAGGTGGTGGTGGCTCACATACTCACGGTTTTACAACTCCGTCTGGTTCTTCTTCCGCCATTACCCTTAACGTGCGCTACGCTAACATAATTATTTGTTCTAAAAACTAATATATGAAAATTGAACCTAAAGCAAATTGCCCATTAAATAACTTTGAGCCTTGTAAGCAGCTTGATTGCGCTTGGTTTATCGAAATTCATGGCACACACCCTAACACTGGAGAACCTCTTAAAGACTGGGGTTGCTCTATGGCTATGATGCCAATGATGCTTATTGAAAATGCTCGTCAACAACATAGTACGGCAGCAGCAGTTGAGTCTTTTAGAAATGAGATGGTTAAGTCTAATGAGACAAGCCAAAAAGTATTGTTGGCAGCTGCAAATATACCGCAACAAATGCACACTTTAATTTTGGAGAATGACAAATGAGATTAACAATTGTTCCTGAAGATTCATTGGTAGTGTTAGATGGGGACAGCTCACACCGCCCACTAGATTTATCTACTTGCGGAATACCACAAGATGTTCACGCTTTGCAATGGTATGAAACAGAAGGTGAAATTGAATATGATGGTAAGCCAAAGCCACCCAATGAAGAAATTACTGCTTTACCAACTTGGGCAGAAGCTTGTGTTTTAGTTTGGATGCAATGGACTCCACCAGCACCACCTACCTTAACAACTCAAGCACAACCAGCAACAACTGGAACACAACCCGCATGATTAATTTAGCTCCAAGACATTCTTTTACCTACGATGGCGCACAGCTTAATGTGTATCACGCTAATATTGGTGAAGGATTATCTAGGCATGAACATACATACAGCCACGCAACAATGTGCAATAGTGGTTCTTGTTTAGTTAGTCTTGAAGGGCGAAATTACACCATAGATAAAAACTCACAGCCGTTAAATTTACCAGCTAATGAATGGCATGAAATAGAAGCGTTAGAAGACAATACAGTATTTGTTAACGTATTTGCAGAAGGAAAATATTAATGTTTGGAATAGACGATATTATTAATGTTGGGATGAAAATCCTAGATAAAGTTATTCCTGACCCAACAGCCAAAGCAGAAGCCCAAACCAAGCTGTTAGAGCTACAACAACAAGGTAGACTGGCAGAACTCCAAGCTGACACAGCAGAGGCACAAGAGCTAACAAAGCGGCAAGAAGCTGATATGGGAAGTGATTCATGGTTAGCTAAAAATATACGTCCAATGACGCTTATTGCCATTTTAGTTGGTTATTTTACTTTTGCAATGATGTCAGCTTTTGGCACGGATACCAATACCAAGTATGTTGAATTGCTAGGTCAATGGGGTATGTTAATTATGTCTTTTTACTTTGGTGGGCGTACTCTTGAAAAAATTGTAGATATGCGTTCAAAAATTAAAGAATGAACAGCACTCAGCTTATAGCCCTTGGCATTGACGAAAAATGGTTAGACCCACTCAATGCCACTTTTGCCAAATACGACATTAACACACCAAAGCGTCAAGCAGCGTTTATTGGTCAGTGTTCTCATGAGTCGGCTAATTTTACTAGGTTGGAAGAAAACCTTAACTACAGCCCAGAAAGATTAACTAAAGTTTGGCCCAGTCGTTTTCCAGATTTAACTATAGCCACTAAATATGGGTATAACCCACAAGCTTTAGCCAATAAAGTTTATGCTGGTCGGCTTGGAAATAACCAAGAAAGCGATGGTTGGAAGTATCATGGAAGAGGACTCATTCAATTAACTGGGCGAGAAAACTATGAACGATGCGGATCTAGTTTGGGTGTGGATCTTATCGGTAATCCTGATTGGTTATTGGATCCTAAGTATGCGGCTTTAAGTGCTGGTTGGTATTGGAACAAACACGGTTTAAACGAGTTGGCAGATGCCCAAGAACATGGGATAATCACTAAACGAATCAACGGTGGAACCCTTGGTTTGGATGACCGCATTCTTAAAACGACCAAAGCTTTGTTAGTACTAGGGTAAACCCGTATGCCATTACAAAAACTACAGTTTCGTCCAGGTTTAAACAGAGAAGGTACAGACTATTCTAACGAAGGTGGTTTCTATGATGGCGACAAAATTCGTTTTCGTTCTGGATTTCCTGAAAAAATTGGCGGCTGGGTACAGTTAACAAACAGTACTTTTATTGGAATTTGTCGTGCGTTATGGAATTGGGTTACTTTAGGCGGCGCTAATTTATTAGGTGTTGGTACAAGTAAAAAATACTATGTTGAGCAAGGCGGTACATACAATGACATAACCCCACTTTTAGTAAATACTAGTGGTAGCACAACAACTACTTTAGGAGCATCACCTTTATCAACAACAGCGGGGTCTTCAATAGTAACTGTAACAGATGCGGTTAGCGGTATTTCTCCTAATATTGGGGATTACGTAAATATAACTAGCACCGCAACAGTTGGGGGTTTATCTGTTAGCGGTCAGTATGTAGTTAGTTCAGTAGTAGATATTTTTTCATACAAAATTCAAGCTGTTTTAGTAGCCTCTACTACAGCTACTGGTGGTGGTACAGTTACAGTTCAATATATATACCCTATTGGGAATGACGTTTATACAATAAGCAATGGATGGGGTTCTGGTGCTTGGTCTCCAACTAATTCTGTTACTTTGGGGGTTGACCCTTTTACAGCCAACGCAGGTAATTCTACTGTTACAGTAACTCAAGCAAGTAATGGTTATTTAACTTCTGCTGGTTCATTTAATATTGGTCAACAATATAAAATTGTTGCTGTTGGTTCTACTGATTTTACTTTAATTGGTGCTTCTTCTAATACTGTTGGAATAACATTCACTGCTACTGGCGTTGGTACGGGTTCAGGTACAGCTTCTATTGTTTGGGTATCTTTTTCTGGGGCAACTAATTTACTTCCAACCCCTTTGGTATATGGTTTTTCTGGTACTGTTGGGTTTGGTACAGGAACTTACAGTATGGCTGGAACTGACGTTGTAGCTGTATATGCTACTTTATTAAATAAAACTTTTGAAATTACTTATGTAGACTCTAATAGCTATACAATTACATTACCTAATGCTAATGCAGGGTCTTTTACTACAGGTCTTACATACATTATTACTTCTGTAGGGACAACGGATTTTACCGCTATTGGGGCATCATCTAACACTATCGGCGTATCTTTTGTTGCTACAGGTCCTGGATCAGGTACAGGTACAGCTTCTATAACTGCTTTGTATGGAACTATAGGTGGTGGAGCTGCAGTTACTGTGTATCCAGAATATGGTATTCGTGGCTGGGGGCAATCGGCAAGTGTAGGTATTGGTTCTCAATTACGTTTATGGACAAATGATAACTACGGGCAAAACTTATTTATCGCTCCTCGTGGCGGCGGCATATATTACTGGTTAGCTAGTACGGGGTTATCAGTTAGAGCGCAACTATTGTCCACTTTAGCTGGTTCTGCTTACGTTCCAACTGCAACTTACCAAGTATTATCATCAGCTATTCAAAAGTTTGTAATTGCTATGGGCGCAAATCCATATGTATCTGGTAATCCTAATACTACATTTAACCCAATGCTGGTTCGCTGGTCAGACCAATTAAACGAATATCAATGGGTTCCAGCCGTAACTAATCAAGCTGGTGAATTTACTTTGACCAACGGCTCTTATATTATGGGCGCTAGAGCAACCCGTCAGGAAATTTTGATTTGGACTGATGCTTGCCTATATTCCATGCAATATCTTGGAGCGCCTTATGTATGGGGCTTTAACATCCTAATGGATAACATATCTGTTATGTCTCCAAATTCTATGATTACGGCTAACAACATAACGTACTGGATGGGAACAGATAAATTCTATATGTATTCTGGGCGGGTAGAAACCCTGCCATGTTCATTACGTCAGTTTGTGTTTAACGACATTAACCAAGATCAAGCATATCAAGTTTGTGCTGGTTTAAACGAAGGTTTTAATGAAATTTGGTGGTTTTATTGTTCTGGAACTTCAACCGTAGTTGATAAATACGTTATCTACAACTATTTAGATCGTGTATGGTATTACGGTACTATGGGGCGTTCTGCTTGGTTAGATTCTGGTATTCGCCAGTATCCTATTGCTGCTGACTACAACAACCGCATTTTGTACCATGAAAATGGAGTGGACGATAATGCCACGCAAACCACAACAGCCATTGATTCTTATGTTCAATCTTCCGATTTTGATATTGGGGATGGACATAACTTTGGTTTCGTTTGGCGCATCTTACCTGACGTAAACTTTAACGGTTCAAACATCAATAATCCCGCAGTTACAATGACTATCAAACCTAGGGTTAACTCTGGTACTCCTTACGGAATATCAAATAATCCTACAGTTACCAGCGCAAATAACTATGGCGCATCTACTGCGTATAACATTCAAGAGTTTACTGGACAGGTTTATACTCGCCTTCGTGGACGGCAGTTAGCTTTTAGGATTGAATCCACGGGAATCGGTGTTAACTGGCAGCTAGGTAGTCCTCGTATCGACATTAGACCAGACGGCAGAAGATGACCTATAACGGCACATTACGCCCTTCAAAAGCGCCCAACTTACCAGTTGCGCCTACGGAATATGACCAGCGCTATGTGGATATGTTAACCAATGCTTTAAGACTTTATTTTACTCAAATTGATAACACTATACAGGGGTTAATTGTGGCCGCACTAAATACTGAAAGTACTACTTCCGCTGATTGGTCAATGCAGGTGGCTCGTGGTCTAGTTACTGGCGCTAACCAAGTTAATATTTTTGCTTATTCAGATACTGTTAAAACCACTTTTTATACCTTGTGGGAACTAACAGGAACCACTCAATATGCATTTCCTGCATCTGCGGTAACAATGACCCTTGCTAGCACTTCTGCTTCTGACAATACAAGAGCAACAATTCTTGTTAGTGGGCTTAATTCAAGTTGGGATATTATTACTGAGACTGTAACGCTAAATGGTGTAACAGGCGTAACTACTACTAATCAATTTCTTCGTATTAACAGCATGGTTATGACCAGTACAGGAACGGGTCAAACTACTAACGTAGGCACAATTACGGCCAAAAATGGTGGTATTACTTACGCCCAAATTAATATTGGAGTAGGCAGATCACAGGCTGCGGTGTATTCAGTACCCAATGGATATACGCTGTATCTTACTTCAATTAATGCTTTTAATGGCGATGCTGCCGCTGGAAATGCTATTAATTACCAAGTAAAAAGTACCAATAATGCCCAAACTAACCCTGTAACGCTTACCGTTTTACAAACTTCATGGGATTCAAAATACCAAGTCGAACGCAATAATCCTTTTCCTTACACCCAAAAAACAGACCTTCAATGGCAGTTTTCCACAGCCAGCGGAACGCATATTGTAGGATTGATTTTGCAAGGAATTTTGATTAGTAATACAGCCGCATAACATGGTAAAATCAATCCCAAATAACCTCTAAGGTAGTATATGAGCCTACACCACATTGCCCAGCATTTAAAAGACCAAGGACGGGGACCAGACGATATGCTGGTTCATATGACCCGTGGAGAAGTAAAGGCATTACAAGGTTTGGCTGAGGCTCATGGTGGATCTCTTACAACAAATCCTCAAACTGGCCTTCCAGAAGCAGGATTCTTAAGTTCCATATTGCCAATGGCAGTTGGCGCTTTAGCTGTAGCTACAGGCCAGCTTGAGTTTTTACCACTTATTGCGGCTGGTGTAGGTGTGGCTGATTATGCCCTTACAGGAAGCCTCACACAAGGTCTTATGGCTGGTTTGGGTACTTGGTCAGGCGGCACTCTAGCTGGCGGTTTAGAAGCTGCTGGAGCGCAAGGATTGGTTCAGTCAGGTGGAGATATTGGTACAGAGGCTTTCAATACGTCACAGGCTGAAATTGCTAAACAATTTCCTACAGCTACAACAGAAAGCGTAAATCAAGTGGCTGCTCAACAAGCACTTACTCCACAAAATTTTCCAAATCTTTCAGCAGAACAATTAAGTTCAATGCAAGGTTCAGTATTAAATTCTGCTAATCCAACTGATATTGTTAAAGCTGCTGGACAAGGAAGTGCATCTTTGGGAAGCAATGTTGTAAATCCAACATTTAGTGAAAATCTTTCCAATATGGGTTCTGGTTTAAATAATATTGGATCTGTTGTTCAAGCAAACCCAGGGGCAGCTCTTGGTGCGGCACTTCCACTAGCAACAAGTTCAGGTTTATTGGGTAGTTTAACTGGAACTAAAAAAGGTCCTATTTCTGGAGTTACCCAACAAACAAGTAGTAATCCTTTTGGTTTAAAAACAATTCCAAGAGATTCTAATGGCAACCCAATATTCAATGCTTCGGAGCCAACCCCTCCTAACCCTGCTTACAAAACTACTTATCCGAATTATGTAGCAAATCCATATAACGCATATGGTGCAGCTGCTGGCGGTGTAATGAAAATGGCCGAAGGTGGCTCTGCTCCTTTAATTGGAACACCAGCCCAAAACAGCACGATGGATAGCACCATGGGAAACAATAGTACGTTCCCAATGAGCGATATGGCTAGATCTTACTATGCTACCCCTACCAATCTACCAACTGGCATTACCTCTCAAAATAATAACAATCCAGCAACAAATACTGCTGGTCAAATCCCAGGTTATGGTCCAAGACTAGATACTAATACTGGCCAAATGATGAACAACTTTGCTGATGGCGGTATGGCTGGTCTACCTTATATGCAGCAACAACAAAATCAACCAGCAACATCTAATGGTTACACACCTGCTGGTGGTGGAAGCACTTATGGCCAAGGACAGTTTTCTCCACAAACTAATCCTATGCAGCCTACTGGATTGCAACAAATGAATCAAATGGGAATGCCCCCCGCTCAGTTTGCTGATGGTGGTATCGCCCGCTATGCTGGTAATTATGCAAGCATGGTATCGGGATTACAAGACATTAAAGAAGGCGCTGATATTGCTACTAGACGTCCTGTCATGGAAACTCCACGGACAGATCCTGGAATTTATGAAGATGAATCTGATATTCGTGGTTTAGATTCATATAATCGTACGCTTGCTTTACTTAAGAAAAACTTAACTGCCTCCCATGTAAAACCATCCAAAGGTCTTCCAAAGTCCGCAGCTCTTGGTGCAATTGATTTAACTCCTACAACTCAGGCTGCAGCAGAACAACAGGCTAAGGCATCTATTGCTAAAGAAGAATCACCATCAGAAGCTAAAGAAGGTGGTTTAATGGCTATGGCTGTGGGCGGCAATACTAACCTTCAACCAACTATAAACAATCCTAACAATTCTAGTTTATTTAATGCGCTTGGAGTTGATCCAATTACAGGACAAGCTGTACAAGGTGCGACTTATAGACCTACTATGGATGCATCAACAGGTTTAAATGTTCCCCAATTAGCACAAGCATTTCTAGCTGCTGGTCAAACAGCTGGAAAAGGACCTTACCAAGATTTTTCAGTTAATCCATTTAATGCTCAGCAAGCAGCACAATCTTACAATCCTCAATCTATTCCAACGCCAACTTCAGTATCAATGCCTCAACAAGCAGCAGGAATTTCAGGATATCCAATTGATCCATTAAAAATGGTTGGTTCTCCAGCATATCAAGCGGAACAAGCTAGGATTGCAGCAGAGAAAGCAGCGGCAGATGCAGCAGCACAACAACAATCTGGTTTTTTTAGTGGTATGCCTTTTATGGGTGGTTTTGATGGTGGTGCTTCTGGTGGCTTACCAAAAGACTTTAAACATTACGCTGTTGGTGGTCCTGTAGATGGACATTTAGGATCTTATTCAGATGGTGGTCGATTACTTAGAGGTCCTGGAGATGGTGTAAGTGACTCCATTCCAGCTACAATTGGTGGTAAACAGCCAGCACGTTTGGCCGAAGGTGAATTTGTAATACCAGCCCGCATTGTTTCTGAACTTGGCAACGGCTCAACTGATGCTGGTGCTAAGCGTTTATATGCCATGATGGATCGCATTAAAGCAAAAAGAAGCAAGTCGAAGAATATTGCAGCAGATACGAAAGCATATAAGTACCTACCAGCATGATTATCTACGAAGACGTTGATGGATTTAATTTTATAGATGAGTTTGAAAGGCTCTTTCCAGAGCATTACGAAGAGTTATGTGTCACAAAAGAGTTTCCTTATGAGCCAGATTATGATGCTTATAAAAGGATGGCACAGGCAGGAATGTTGCGATGCATCACTTGCAGAAATGATGAGCAGTTAATTGGCTATATTATTTTTATGGTTACGCCACATCTTCATTACAAGTCTTGCGTTACGGCAGTAGAAGATTTGTACTTTGTGACTAAAAGTTTTCGCAAAGGCAGGGTAGGAATTATGTTATTTAAGTATGCTGAAAAAGTACTTAGAGAACGTGGAGTACAAAGAATTGTGATGCACACCAAAGTACATTTAGACAACACTAAATTGTTTGAATACTTAGGATACAAAATGACAGATAAAGTATTTACAAAAATGCTGTAAGGAAGATTATGAGTTATTCAAAACGCCAACTATACGCTCTAGGTGAACCACTAGGGGATTCTGTTACCCGCAATAAAGTAGGCGGAGGAAGAATTTATGGTGGCGGTGGCTCTTCTCCTGCACCAGCACCTGCACCTGCAGGTCCTACTCAAACTACAGTTCAAAATACAAATATTCCTGACTATGCTCAGCCATATGTAGAGAATATGCTTAACGCTGCTCAGGCTCAGATTTATAACCCTGATATGACTACGTTTAGGGCTTATAACCCTTACAGTAGCAATGCAGCAGATTATGTAGCTGGCTTTAGCCCATTACAACAACAAGCCCAATCTTCTGCTGCCAACCTTCAGATGCCAGGACAATATGGTGTTGCAACTGGCGCTGCTGGTCTTGGAACAGGACAAGCATTAACAGCTGGTGATCGTTATTCTAATATGGCAACTAGCCCAACGGCTATGGGCGCATATATGAACCCATATTTAAATGCTGCGTTGCAACCTCAACTTGCTGAAATTAGTAGACAGTATGATATTACTGGCACTCAGGAAATGGGTAACGCTACCAAGTCTGGTGCTTTTGGTGGAAATCGTGAAGCGTTGATGGCTGCTGAAAACCAGCGCAATAAGAATATGGCCATGAACCAAGCCATAGGAACTGGTTACAACAACGCTTTCCAACAGGCACAACAAGCGCAACAATATGGTGCTAACTTAGGTCTTCAAGGCGCACAAGCTGGTATTCAAGGTGCTGGTCAATTGGCTGGTATTGGTGGCCAACAACTTGGAGCAGCGCAAGGAATTATTGGTACTCAAGCTACTCAAGGTGCGCAGCAACAACAAAACCAACAAAACATTATCAATCAAGCTGTTCAAAATTATGCTACTGCCCAGCAGTATCCATACTTACAACTTGGCACACTCAACTCTATGTTGCGTGGTCTACCTATGCAGCAATCTTCTACCCAGATGTATCAAGCTGCTCCAAATCAAGTATCTCAACTGGCTGGTCTTGGAACCGCTGGCTTGGGCGCGGCAGCTATGTACAATGCAGCCAAAGGTGCATCAGGTGGTTCTGCTAAAGATATTGCTAAATACGCTCCAGGTGGCGCTATTCCAATGAAAAGCTATAGCGACCAACAGTTACAGCAAGTACAAAAAAGCAATTACACAGATCCAATAGATAGGTTGTATGCCGCTGGTCTGCAAATGGATCATGGGCATTTGCGTGGCAATCCAGAGGCCGCAAAAATGTTATCTCAGCAAGGTATGCCACCACCACAACAGATGGCACAAATGCCGCAAGAGCGTACTGGTTTAGGAGCTATAGCAACTGGTGATATGGTTCCACAGACATTTAAAGCTGGCGGCATTATGTCTTTTTCCGATGAAGGCGAAGTACCGCCTCCTAAAGCAGAAAGCGATGTAGATAAAGCATTGGCCATGTATGCTGATAAAAGCGGCAAAGTAGATTTAAATAAAGCTGCTTTAGCTTTAATGGGTCAAGCTAAATCTGGTAAAGATGCTATTGCTCCAGAACGTGAAGAGATCATGAAAAATCTTGAAGAGCAAAAGAAAATGACTGGCGCTCGTACATTGACCCGTTTTGGTTTAGATTTAATGCGTCAACCTTCTCAGTATGGATTACAAAACTTAGGTACTGCTGGTATTAACACACTCAATACCTACGAAAAAGAACAAGCTGCTGAAAATGAATTAAGACGTGGACTGGCCAAGCTAGATGCTGAAGGTGCTTCTAAAGATGATGCCCGCAGATTACATTTAGCTGGCACATTGCTTCAGATTCAAGCCAATAGAGATAATAAAATGGCTGCTTTGGCTAATGCGCCAAGCGGATTAGAAAAGAATTTAAAAATTGCAGAAACATTATTTAATAATAATAAAGAAGTTGCTTCCTTGTTAAAGCAACAAAAAGATTCTGGAACTCAGCCTGGTGATAAAATGTATGATTATTACCAAGATCGCATTAATGAGATTAGAAATTTTATTTATGAAAAACACGCACCAGGATCTAATGTGCAAATTGGACAAAGTAAAATTCCAGTTCCAGGACCAGAACCAGAAAAACCAAATTTTATTCAAAGAAATTTACCTGAATTTTTAGGCGGAACACCTTCAAAAGAAGCAGCAACACCTAAAGTAGTACCGTTTAGTCAACTTCCAACTTAAGGCTAGTTATGCCTATAGATGTGCAAATGCCTGATGGGACCATCATTAGTGGGGTCCCTGATAATGTAACTCAATCTGACCTTCTAAAAAGGTATCAGGCATACACGCCCCCAAAAGTTGCTACAACCGCAGTTCCCGATGAATTAGGTCGGTATGATGCCGCCAAGCAACCTAAATTTACAGAACAACCAAAACCTGCAGAAGCTGGATTTTCAGCAAAAGATACTGCTATTGCTTTAGGTCAAGGTATTGTAGGTGCTGGTAAATCATTGACCGATGTATTTGGAGCTGAAAATACAGCATCTCAAGCTTTGGGAAATGTATCAAAAGAGTTGGCCCAACAATACACTCCAGAGCGTAAAGCTGAAATGGCTCGCCGTGAACAGTTACAGAAACAAGCATCTAAAGGCACGATAAGTGATGAGATTGGTACTTTTCTAGGCGGCGTAGCTGAAGCACCAGTACAGGCACTTGCCCAAGGATTGGGTTCTATAGTTCCTTATATTGGTACAGGCATAATTGGCGGTA